TAAAATAGCTTATTTGTTCGTAAGTCAACGGTTTTATTTTAATACTTAAATTCTCATCTATGTCAAGATGATTTACAAATTTAAGTTCACTAAAATAATCAATAAATGTTCTTAAATCAAACTCGTAATGATTTTCGTTAGAACAACTTGTGCAAGTATGGGAGACAGTGATTTTCTCTCCGTATGTGGCTAGTTTAATAGCTAATAAGAAAGTATCAACATCGATACTAGGAATATGCTTGGCAGCTTTTACATACGGGCAGCAACTTTCAATAACTCTTAAAGTTGACTCACCGTTAAACAAAGCATCTGGAGTTTTCATTATTATTTCGTCCATGCCAGTCATAGCAAATATAGGAACACTATTGTAGTCTCCTTGAAATGCTCCTGTAGGGTAGTAAAGTCCTCTACTAGGCAGTGTGATAAACAATTTTGGCTGTCTAAAATACTTTTGTAACGGGTTATTCATGCTCATTTTTCTTCCGATAAATATATGATATAGTATTTATATACGTATTTTATCAGGATAAAAATATGGCAGATACACCTCCTTCGGGAATGAGCAAAGAAGATGCTAAAAGAATAGCAGAAGAATTAGCTAAACTTACAAAATCTGGAACAGGACCTTTACCAGCGACTCCTAGTGCTGACAAAACTAAAGCTTTTGACAGCGCAATCGACAAAGTCTCAGGTAGTCTTACTGGTGGGTTCGAAAAAGGCCTCGGAGCTGCTACAGCTGCATACACTAAATTAAAAGACACAATTGTTTCAAACATGGGCATGTGGCAAGACCTCACTAAGTCTGGCATGAATTTCAGCGGTGACTTAGTTGGGATGACCATAGCAGCCAAAGGCATGCGTCTTGAAACTAAAGAAATGTCCGAAATACTTCAGAAAAACTCTGAAGGACTAGTAGGGTTCGGTGGTAATCTTACAAGAAGCGCAGAAGAATTCGCTAAAGCTAGTAAACATTTCTTTGATAACAATACAGAAGCAGCAGACGGACTACGACGATTAGGCATGACTTCTAAAGAAATTAATGAAGTTATGGTTCTACAAGGTCCTATGATGAGGGGACAGTTCAGAGACGAACAGGAAAGAATGCAGGTCATGGCCGACAGTACAAATAAGATGGCTCAGGAAATGGATCTCATGGCCAAGTTAACTGGTAAAAGTCGAGAACAACAATTAGAAGCAATGAAAAAGCAGCAAGCAGACATGCAGTTTGATGCCGCAATTAGAGAAAAAGCTAAACAGATTGATGATCCAGTAAAAAGAGCAGCGTTCGTAAAACAAGCCAACGAAGAATTAAGAAAAGCAGAAGCTGAAGGACGAGGACAGTTATATAAAGAATTATTTGCCTTTGGCGCTCCACTTACTAAGGCTACCGCTACACAAGCAGTAATGTATGGAGAATCTACAGCAGCTTTGAAGAAAAGTGTAGACGCTCTTAACGACACACAACTTAGCGGAGCAGATAGAGAAAAAAAATTACAACAAGCTAGGGAAGATATTGCTGTAGCTGATATGAAAGCAGCTAATGATTCTACTCTAAATCGTCTAAGAATGTTAAGTGATGTCACTGAAGTAGGACAAGTACTCAATAAGCAAGCAGGTGCTACTAACACAGTAACTAGAAATCTTGAAACGTTTGCAGCAAAGTACAATGAAAACGAAAAAAACAAAGTTAAATTAGATCTCGATAACGAAGCTGACAGAAGAAAAGCTTATCAGTTAATGGTAGAAGACGCTAAAGCCGCCCGAGCAGGACAAAACGCTCAAGGCGAGCAAGTGGACGGAACTACTAAAGCTCTTACTTCATTAGAAGGAAGACTCGGAGACGTAAGTTCTGCTCTTTACGATAAATTGGCAAAACCGTTGAACAAAGAAGTCAGTGAGGCCTTAGGCAAGTTAGCAGACAGTGCTCTTAGCGCGAGAGGAGCTTTCTTTGACATAGCAGGACCAAATACTAAAAATCAAACAATACCAAATTTGATAGCAGAACAAGCAGAAATAGGACGTACTACAAAAACTCCTCAAAATATTATTCAAGGTGCTGGAGCTGTTGGCCGGACTGCAGAACAAGCGGTAAATGCTGTTAGTAATCAAGGTCCAGGTTTCATAGATAAAGCTAAAGAAAAATTTGATCAAATAACTGGTAGAACTGCTAAACCAGAAAAAAGAATGACAGGATCTCTAGGAGCCACCGGGTCAATGTTTGAAAATTTTGGTACAGGACAATTGATGGAATTACACGGAACTGAGAGTGTAATGACACCAAAAGATCTAAATGCCATAGTTAAAAATACCATGGAAGGAGCAATGAAAGCTGTGCCTAAAACTGGTATAATGGATTACGAACAGTTGGCTAAAATGGCCGATTCTCAAAGATCTACTACATCGATGAGCAAGTTAGATGAACAAAAAAGAGCAGCTATAATGGCAGGATCACCTAAGACTGGTAATCTTGATCTTAAAAAAATGAGCGATACTATCAGCACTAACGTTAGTTCCTCGTATGGCGATAAAGTAGATATGAGGAGTCTAAAGTTCGATCAGTACGGAATGCCAATTACTAGTCAAATCAAAGCAAAAACTGCCGAAATGTCTGCTGAAGTTAAAAAGAAAGAAGAAGAAAAAGCTGCCAGTGCTTCAGCACCTACACCGACACCTGCTGCAGCGCCTGCCAGTACAGCGCCTAAACCAGAAGAAAAGAAACCAGAAGTAGTTAAATCATCAACAACAGGCGGAAAAGACTCTACTCTTAACGACGTAGTAACAGCTTTAAATCAATTAAATAGTAAAGTAAGTTCTCTGATAGAAGTACAAAAAGACTTAGGACAAAGACAAATTAAGGCTACTAAAGCCAATGGCAAGGACGTATATGCGAGTTAATCGATGAGTTGGAAAAAATATTTTACACCTGTACAAGTAGGAAAGGATTCTAACAACTATAGTCCTATGAGTATGACCGGACGTAGCGCAGGTCCAGCTCGAACTAATTATTCAAGTTTTTTGCCAGATGTGTATACTGGAGCACCTAATCGTATTGATCGGTATCTACAATACGATACTATGGATATGGATAGTGAAGTCAACGCTGCATTAGACATTCTTAGTGAATTCTGTAGTCAAAAAAATAAAGAAAATCAGACTCCTTTTCATTTCTATTACAAACAAAAGGCCACTAACAGCGAAATTCAAATTTTAAGAGAGTACTTACAACAATGGTGTAAGCTACAAAAATTTGACACACGAATTTTTAGAATTGTGCGTAATGTGTTTAAGTACGGCGATGCGTTTTTTATTCGAGATCCAGAGGATAAGAAATGGTTCTATGTTGATCCAGGAAAGATTACAAAAGTTATCGTTAATGAAAGCGAAGGCAAGAAACCAGAACAATATGTTATTAGAGATTTGAATCCTAACTTTCAAGATCTTACAGTAACTACTATTAACCCTAATACAACAAATGTGAATAATAGGGGAACTGCTTATGTAGCAGGTGGTGCCGCAGCCAGAGGGCAAGCCAGTGCGTACCCAATTAGTCCAGGAACACGCTTTCAGAATAATGAAAATGAATTAGCAGTAGACGCAAAACATGTAGTACATCTAAGTTTATCAGAAGGATTAGACAATAATTTTCCTTTTGGAAACAGTCTGTTAGAAACAGTGTTTAAGGTATTCAAGCAAAAAGAATTGCTTGAAGATGCTATTATTATCTATCGTATACAACGTGCTCCTGAGCGTAGAATTTTCTATATTGATGTAGGTAACATGCCCAGTCACTTGGCTATGAGCTTTGTAGAGAGGGTAAAAAATGAAATTCATCAAAGAAGAATTCCTTCTGCTGTTGGCGGCGGTACTAATGTTATTGACTCAGCCTATAATCCTTTATCAATTAACGAAGACTACTTCTTTCCACAAACAGCAGAAGGCAGAGGTAGCAAAGTAGAAACACTGCCAGGCGGAACAAATCTAGGCGAAATTGACGATTTAAAATATTTTACTAATAAACTGTTTAGAGGATTAAGAATTCCTAGTAGCTACTTGCCAACAGGCGCAGACGACAGTCAAAGTCAGTATAACGATGGTAGAGTAGGTACTGCGTATATTCAAGAACTAAGATTTAACAACTACTGTATAAGATTACAAAATCTTTTAACAGAAATATTTGATCAAGAATTTAAATTGTATCTTAAAGATCGCGGAGTAAACATAGATACTAGTCTCTTCGATTTAAAATTTGAACCTCCACAAAATTTCGCTGCTACAAGACAAAGCGAGTTAGACACTGCTCGCGCACCAACATATCAGACAATGAGTCAAATTCCTACAATCAGTAAACGTTTTGCATTAAAACGTTTCTTAGGATTAACTGATGAAGAAATTGCAGAAAATGAGCGCCTATGGGCAGAAGAAAATGGAAAAGCTAAACCAACACCGACTGATAGTGTAGCAGAACTTCGAAATGCCGGTGTAAGTCAAGCAGGCATCAGTGCTGATATGACAGCCAATGCTGACACAGCCGCCCCTCCCGACCTTGCCGCTGGTGGTATGGCTCCTCCAGCAGGAGCTCCTCCTGCTGCTCCTGCTGCTCCTGGAGCTCCTGTATAAATATTAATATGATTTTACGTGAGTTATTCTACATCGATAAAGATTTAAAAGCCATATCTAACAATATGCGCTATTTGCCAAAACACGATTCTACTACCATAGAACGAAGTGATACACGTAAAACAAGATTAACATTAAATCAAATTAATGAATTGCGTAAAGCTAGTGAATCACATATTCTTGAACAAGAAAAAGAATTAGAATTCATTGAAGCCATGTATAAAACACCTCCACAACCTGCGGCATAATTAGCATTAAAAGGAACTTTAATGCGTAGTTTTGTATTAGGAAATGGCCGCAGCCGCCTTAATATTAACCCACAAGATTTAAAAAAATATGGTATAACTTATGGTTGTAATGCTTTATATAGAGAGTTTGAACCAGACTATCTAGTAGCTGTAGATCCTAAGATGATTGTGGAAATAGAAAAAAGTGGATATCAGAAAACACATGAAGTATGGACTAACCCTAACGCAAAATATAGGAATTTTACCGGGTTTAGATACTTTAGTCCTAGTCTAGGGTGGAGCTCTGGTCCAACAGCTTTGGACTTTGCCTGTAAGCACAGACCTAGTGAAATCTACATATTTGGATTTGATTATACTGGAGTAAATGGGTTACTTAACAACGTTTATGCTGACACAGCAAACTATAGAAAAAGCGCAGATCCAGCTACCTATCACGGTAATTGGGAAAAACAAACAGAACAAGTTATCAAGCAAAATAAATCTGTAAAATTTTACAGAGTAGTCGACAACAAATACTACAATTTAGAATGGCCTTATAGCAACTTCAGACATATGACATATGAAGAATTAAAAAGATTAATGCCTACTTGGAACTTAAAAACTTAAAATCATTAAAAAACCACCATTATAGCCCAGGTTTTTGGGTTTCTCTGTAAATAATATTTGACAGCCTTACAATCTTAATAGGAGGATAAAATGACTGATCGATCAAAATTCGAGCAGATGCTCGAGCATCTTGTAAATGAAGACCAAGAAGCAGCCAAGGAAGTGTTCCATCAAATCGTTGTAGAAAAAAGTCGTCAAATCTATGAAAATATTTTAGCCGAAGACTTTGAAATGTCCGAGGAAGACGACAAGGAAGACGACGAAGAAATGGACGAAGCCAAAGACGACGATGAAGATGACGAAGCAATGGACGAAGCCAAAGACGACGATGAAGATGACGAAGAAGTCGACGAAAACTTTGCGTTCGGCGAAGCAGACGACGATATCGGTGGTGATCCAGCAGATGATCAATTAGATGATATCAGTGCTGATGATGAAGGCGATGACATGG